GGCATCCTTCCTCGAGGATGACCCCACCAAGTCCAAGAAGGAACTCAGGCAGGGTGCCATCGGCCTGTTCAAGGGTGCGCCTGCGATGGTCGCAGCCTATGAAGGTGCCAAGGTGCCAGAACTGCCAGGCGAGGCCGGGGGTGTGGGAGCTTGGTCACTTCGACCCCCGTTCCCTTTGCGACCGCAATCTACGTACATAAACGCCGACCCAAACACATTGGCAAACCCATTCGGGTCGTCGTTTATGGGCGGCGCAGCCAAGCCCCTGACGCTCCAGGGGCAACCCAAACCTGTCGTTGCAGCCTATGCCGAACAGTTGGACTATTCCACCGGCAAGCCCTATGGGCCGGCGTGGAAGTCGGTCAACAACTACTACGGTGGCGACTTGTCGCTTCGCGGCAAAGGGTTTGGTCTGTAGATGGCGATCCCACGCACCAAGGTTGACCGTGTTCGCCACGCCCGGCGATACAAGGACAAGAATCCCCAGCACGAGGTAGACCACTACTTCAACCGTGCCAAGGATGCCCGCTCTGCCACCACGGCAGACTGGGTCTTGAACAAAGCGTTCATCCGGGGCTACCAGTGGTTCTCCGCTGATCCGCAGAACAACGACATCCGGCGGGTGGCGAAGAAGAGTTGGCGCAAGCAGATCACCTGCAACATCATGCAACCCGTCGAGCGCACCGTCGTCGCCAAGCTCACCGCCCAGGAGCCGCGCCCAGTCGTCACTCCCGCCACCAACACCGACAAGGACCGCTCTGTTGCTCGTGCGTGCGAGCGGATGATGACCTATCAGTGGCGCAAGCACGGCATGGACCGAGAGTATGTGTCTTGGTGCAGCGAACTGTGGTCTACCGGGCTGGCGTGGTGGAAGGTCAGTTGGAACCCGGAAGCTGGTCCCATCCGAGAGGTGGACCCGCTGATCGCTGACTCCCTCGGCCTGTCCAAGGCAGAGCGCAGCCGGCCCGAAGGCGAGTTGGAAGCCTTCTCGGTGTCACCGTTTGAGATTTTCGTCGATCCCGGTGCCAAGACCATGCGGGATGCCCGCTTCATCATCCACGCCCACACCATGTCGGTGGACGAGGTGTTTGAGCGATGGGGCGTTGAGATTCAAGGCGAGCGGGTCGCCGCCTTTGGACTCGAGTGGCTGTCGGTGCTGAACGAGGGTCGCGACCAGGTGGCAGACACGGTTCTGGTCAAGGAACTGTGGGAACTCGCCTCCAAAGAGCATCCGGGTGGCAGACGCATCGTCATCGCGGGCAGTGAGTTGCTGGAATACGAGGAACCCAACCCTAAGAAGGGTGAGGACGCCATCGAGTTCCCCTTCATCTACTGCAACTTCTACCCGGACACCGAGAGCTTCATCGGCCTGACCCCGGTCTCGCAGGCGCGGGACATGCAGATGGCGACCAATCAGGTCTACTCGCTCATCATCGAGCAGATGCACCTGGCCGCCCACGGCAAATGGTTGATCCCCAAGGGGTCGCAGGTGACGCGCATCACCTCCGCTCCTGGCGAGAAGATCGAGTACAACCCGACCCACGGTCCACCGCACTGGATTCGGGGAGACCCGGTCAGCAACAACATGATGCAGCTTGGCGAGTATTTCCGCGCCGGCATCATGAACACCTTGGGCGTGCAGGACCCCTCCCTTGGCCTGTCTGAGGGTGCCTCCCAGTCCGGTCGATCCATCCTCTTCGCCGCAGAGCAGGACAATACGAAACTGGGTCCCACTTTGAAGTGCATCCGCCAAGCCCTCAAGGAACTGGGTCGGATGATGCTGGAGACCTGGAAGAAGAACGCTGACTTCCCGCTGACCTACCGCATCATGGGTGAGAACGCCATGCATGAGGCGCAAGCGTTGGACGCCAACGAGATCAACTACGAAGATGTGGAGTTCCACATCGAGTCCTCGCTGCCCGCCAACCGCGAGGGTCGCCGCCAGACCATCATCGAGATGGCGCAGATCGGGCTCATCAATCAGGAGAAAGCCCTCAAGCTCCTTGAGTTCGGTGATGTTGGCGAACTGCTCGGCGGCACCGACCGCGACCAAGAGCGTGCCCGTCACGAGAACGACCTGTTGTTCCAGGGTGAGCAGGCTCATGTGTTCCCGCACGAGGCGCACGACGAGCACCTTGAGATCCACTTGGATGCGATGAAGGAAGACCGCTGGTACAAGGCGGGACCCAATGTCCAGCAGGCATTCCTCATGCATGTCCAAGCCCACGGTCAGATGATGCAAGGGCCGGTCGAGGACCCGGACGCAGGGGCACCGCCCCCGCCCGGTGGACCTCCGCCGCCCGACGAAGGATTTGGCGTTCCCCCGCAGATGCCTGGCGAGGAACCGAACGTGCCAGAAACGCAGGCTCTCGAGATTATCGGGGGACCCGTATAACGGTTGGTCGCGTTACGACCGGGAGGCATGATGAGCAAGGGAAGAGACACAAGTTGGGGGACAGCAGACGACTTCGATGCCGCCATGACGTCCAGTATGGGCGCAGCGGATGAGACCTCGCCACAGACCGAAGATTCCGTTCCTGCGGATGATGCGGCTGCCGACGACGCGGGCACGTCAAGCCCGGACGAGGAAGTAGAAGTAGAAACTGCTGCCGCAGAACCGGAGAATCCTTTCGAGGAGTCGGCGGCGGAGCTTGTCGAGAAAGCGGTTGAAGATGACCGTCCCGTGCAGAATCTGAAGGCTGAGTTCGATCGCAAGATGACGAACATGCAGTCCCAGTTCGACACGGTGCTCAGTCAGAATCAGCAGTTGACTGGTGTGATTGGGGACCTTCGCCAGATGCTCTTGGAGCGTCAGCAGGCACCGGCAGCCCCGGCACCCAAGACGGACCCATACGCCGCGCTCGACGAGGATGACCCCGACTACGACGTGAAGCGATTGCAGATCGACCTCAGTGAAACGCGCCGCGAACTCCTCGACATGAGGACCAAACGGCAGCAGGAGGTTGAGAACCAGTCGCGGACCCAGCAGGTGCAGCAGTACCAGCGTTGGGTCCAAGACACGCTCGTGAACTACGTCGATGCCGCAGTCACGGGGACTGCGTTCAGCGACAACCGCGAGGTCAAGGCCCGATTGTGGGAAGCCGGCTATACCCAACTGGGTGTGATCGGCGGCGACCAGCGGCGCATCAACGAGGTGGAGGCTGCCATCCAGGCTGCCAGGAACACCTTCGACTCTATCCGCAAGAGCGCCCAGGAAGGCGCGGTGCGGAAGGTCAAGACCAAACCGTCAGGGCGAGCTCCGATCCGGTCCCGTGGGGCTAGTTCGGCAGTCGCGGGCAAGAAGCCCTCGACAAACCCTGCCAAAATGAACGACAGAGACTTCGCCAAAGCGGTGGACAACTGGTTGGAAACCAACCTCGGTTGAAGTCGGGAGATTGAGATATGGCTACCACTTCAGGTGTCAGTAAGGGCACAGGAATCACCAACTATCAGGACCTCGACGGTCTGCTGAAGGACTTCTACGGTCCCCGCATTGTCGAGCAACTGAACAACCGCAACTGGGCGCTAGACCGTCTGGAGCAGCGCAAGGACATGAAGTGGAGTGGTCGCAAGATCATGTTCCCCATCCATACCAAGCGCAACACGGGTGTTGGTTTCCGTGGTGAGACCGGCACCCTGCCGCTCGCTGGTGGACAGAACTACGCCCAGGCTGAAGTCACCGACGTGCTGTTCTACGGCACGATCCAACTGACTGGCCTCGCCATGGACTCGGTCCTCGATGACAAGGGTGGCTTCCGCCGTGCCTTGGAGTCGGAGATGAAGGGTCTGGTGACGGACGCACGCGACCACATGGGCGTGCAGATCTGGAGCAAGCCGGTGGACGAGTCGGCGACGAACGCCAGCAAGTTCAACGGTGTTCGCGGCAAGGTCACGGCGTATGCCGGTGGCACCACGACCGTCAAGGTTCCGCTGGGCTACAGCAACGCGCCCACCGGATTCGGCGGCACGCGCTACCTGAAGGTGGGCGACATCTTGGTCTGGGGCACCCAGGCTGAACTCGCAGCCGGCGCCACTCCCTCGGGCTACGGTTCGGTCGATTCGATCGACACGCCCAACCAGCAGTGTGAGATCACCACGCTGGGCGGCACTACCAACCCGGCAGTCAACGACTACGTTGTTCGCGGTCACGTCAACAGTGACGGCAACCACGAGTTTGAGCGTGGCATCAACGGTCTCGGTGCTCTGACCAACGAGTACCAGGTCCTGGCCTCGCAGGAACTCCAGAACGTCGCGTACACCAGCGGCGGCGACTACACCTGGCAGACGCGCAACGTGACCGGCGCGGGTCCGTTCGATGAGAACGAGATCCACCAGATGATCAAAGCCGTGCAGGAAGTCGCCGATGGCGAGCCCACCTGCCTCATCAGCCACTACTCGATGTACCTCGAGTACCTGGCCTCGCTCCAGAGCCAGACGCGGTACGCCGCCGACAGCTTCAAGGGTGGCTACCAGGTCCTCAAGTTCGCCAGCGACCGCGAGTACGACTGGATCATCGACAAATACTGCCCCTACGGTCACCTCTTCGCCATCGACGAGGAGAGCCTGTTCTGGGCGATGCGGCGCGACTTCCACTGGGACGACAAGGGCGGCAGCGTGCTGAAGTCCCTGGCTGTCTCGGGCAGCGGCTCCGACGCGGTGCGTGGCTTCTACAAGGCGTACATGAACCTCGCCTATGAGAAGATGAACACCCACGGCATCCTGCACGGCGTCACCGTCAGCGGAACCGTCCTCTAGTAGGACAGAAGGGAGGTGACCCCAGATCTGGGGGATCGCTGGGGTCACCTCCTTCCTGCTTCAAACCCCCAGATAACCACTCATGCGAAGGTGGTTGGAGGAATAGCGCATGGCAACGGGAATCCAAGCGAAAGATTGTGCCCTCGACCAGGTGTTCGGCACCCAGATGGTGTCGCAGCTCCTGCGAATCGAGGACTCTTCAGCGGCGCAGACAGCGACCGCGTACCAGACCTTTCCGTTCGACGCACGCATCAGCAAGATCGTGCTCGACAACCGGAAGGCCGATTCGGATGTGGACAACCTGCACTTCCAGATCAAGGACAACGCCGATGCGGCAGTTCAGATCCGGCAGCGTGCCCGTACGGGTGTAAAGCAGCAGTCCTTCATCGAGGTCACCGGCACGCCTGTTGCCGAAGATGGTGTCCTGTTCGACATTGATGTCGGCAAGTCCACTGAAGGCAACTTCTCGGTCTACACCTGCGTCATCGAGGTCGATACCTCTGGTGCTGACGTGCAGGACGACGACGACATCGGGATCACCGTCACGGGTGTTACCGAGCAGACCATTACCAACGACTCAGGAAGTCCAGAAGATGCTGCGACGTTCGCCACCCGCATCGCTGAGGAACTCAACGATGTTACTGCATTTGAAGAGGCGGGCTTCATTGCTGCGGTGTCGAGTCGGGTTGTGAGTGACAAAAAATACGTCATCATCAGCAACAACTCTGACTTCGCCCTCGCGGTGGACGACGCGGGGCTGACCAATCCCGCCGCCTCAGCGGAAGTGGCGCCGAGAGCTTATGAGATCGCTCAGTCCATCACCGAGATAGTCACCGCGCACTCCTCGGTTGTGG